AGAAGAAGCAAAGAAGACGGTGAAAGAAGCGAAGAAAGTGGTTAAGGAATACGAAGAGGACGAAGAGGAAGTCACCGAAGAAGAGGATGACGAGGAAGATGAAAAGGTTGAAGAAGAAGCCATTGACTACAAGGCGGATCTGGACACAGTCTTGGAAGAGACTGAAGGACTGACCGATGAGTTCAAGGGCAAAGCTTCTACCATTTTTGAAGCCGCCTTTACTGCCAAAGTCCGCCAGGAAACCCAGCGCCTCGACGAGGATTACGAAGTGAAACTGATTGAAGAGACTGAGAAAGTCAAAGAGGATCTCGTTGAGAAAATCGATGCTTACTTGGATCATGCAGTCGCAGAATGGTTGAAAGAAAATGAAGTCGCAATTGATGCAGGCCTCAAGACCGAGTTGAGTGAGGATTTCATGACCTCCCTGAAAGCGGTTTTCGAAGAGCATTACATTGAAGTTCCAGAGAGCAAAGTGGATTTGTATGAGGCAGCTCAGACAAAACTCACGGCCCTTGAAGAGCAGACGCAGACTGAAACTAGCCGAGTTACTGAATTGGAAGAACAGGTTGAAGCCCTTTCTCGTGAAAAGGTTCTGACTGATCTTTCTGAAGATCTCGCTACGACTCAGTCGTTGAAATTGATGGAGCTGACCGAAGACATTGAGTTTACTGATCTTGAAGCCTTCACTAAGAAGGTTACGACGATCAAGGAGACTTACTTCAAGGATGGTGAAGTCATCGAAGAAGAAACTCAGGACGGTGCGGAGTTCGTTACTAAAAGCGAGATTGTGGAAGAGCAAGAGGACCAAGATCTCTCTCCAAGCATGCAGGCTTATGGTGATGCGCTCGGACGTGCGTCTAAGTACAGCAAGTAAAATAACCCAAACAATTAATCAGAAGGATTAAAAATTATGTTTAACGCAGATCAAGCCATTAATAAATGGAAATCAGTTCTGGAGCACGATGGTACTCCAGCAATCACCGACCCTTACCGCAAAGCAGTTACTGCTGTTCTCCTTGAGAACCAGGAAAAAGCACAGCGCGAACAGGCCGCACAGAACAGTGGCAATGGCTTCCTCACAGAGGACGCACACGCCGGCAACACATCCAACGCAGGCACAGCAGCGTACACCGACCCGGTGCTCATCAGCCTCGTGCGGCGCGCGATGCCGCAGCTTTTGGCCTATGACATCTGTGGCGTGCAGCCGATGAGCGGACCTACTGGTCTTATCTTCGCAATGAAGTCACGTTACGGCCAAGCCGATTCTGACGGTGCAACGAACACGTCGTTCAGCTCGACAGATTCCGAAGCACTGTTTGACGGTGTCGACGCAGCACACGGTGGCGCGGGAACCCCGACGGTCGGAACCGGCATCGCTACGGCGACTGCCGAGGCTAACATCACGGCGAACATGGGCTTCTCGATCGAGAAGACCACTGTTACGGCTAAGACACGTGCTCTGAAGGCAGAGTACACAATGGAGCTCGCGCAGGATCTGAAAGCCGTTCACGGCCTGGATGCTGAGTCCGAGTTGGCGAATATCCTGTCTCAGGAAATTCTGACAGAAATCAACCGCGAGGTTATCTACAACATCGACGCTGCTGCGGAGACCGGTGCTGCCCTTGGTTCGGTTGCTGGCGTGTTCAACCTCACCGCTGACGCGGATGGCCGTTGGGCGGTTGAGCGTTTCCAGTCGCTTCTGTTCCAGATCGAGAAGGAAGCTAATGCAATCACAGCGGGAACCCGCCGTGGTAAAGGTAACTGGGCAGTCGTTCATTCGGACGTTGCTTCGGCCCTTGCTGCTACTGGCCGTTTGGATACCTCGGGCGTTGGCGGTTTGAATACCGACTTTGCTGCGACGACCTTTGCCGGTAACATTGGTCAGATGAAGATCTATGTCGATCCGTTCGCGGTCACTGGTCTCTGCATCGTTGGCTATCGTGGCTCGAACCCCTATGACGCCGGATTCTTCTACGCGCCTTACGTGCCCCTGACCATGGTCAAGGCCGTTGGCGAGGAGAACTTCCAGCCGCGTATCGCGTTCAAGACTCGTTACGGCGTGGCTCATAACCCCATCGTCGCGGCGGTTGATTCTGTTGGAGCGGTTGCTGCCAACAGCAATCCTTACTTCCGACGATTCATTGTCGAAGCGATCAACGATATCTCTGCTTAATATCGTATCAACTATTTCCTAACTCTACCTTAGGAATTCACGCGGGAGGCCCTGAAGAAATTCAGGGCCTCTTTTTCTTTTGATTTTAGAACCGTATAGATAATTCTATACAAGAACAAACTATGAACGATAACAACGATACCTTTATTACGGACCGCGCCATCACCGAGCTCGAACCACCCCATGTCAAATTCGAATCCCAATACGGATATTTGACGTACGCGGCATGGTGCCAACGAGAGATCGCTCGCTTTTGGAGAAGTGGCATCGCAACAGAAATCCACACCCACCGTTCAGGCGATATCTGCTTGGTTCGGGACCCATCACGTGATATCTGCCTTGTTCAGGACTAGAACACACTTTATTGCAACTGTCTAGGGCTAACGCCCTGGAAGCGCAATAAAGTGCATATTAGTAGTATTCCGCGTTTATGGCTCCCACAAGCTATTGGATACAAGCTACTTAGGTGTGCCGTTTTATCCAATCTCAAGAACTGGGAGGATATTCACTGATGTATAAATAAAAATCATGAGCAATTCGACCCTGACGACCAATTTCAATTACCTCTCACCAAAGGGGTTCAAGCTTTCCATCGATACGACGCAGTTCGCGAACGTTGAGTATTTCATGACGAGCTTCACCCTGCCTGCGGTTTCGATGGGGTCGATTGAAGTCAATTATCGTTCAAGCAAAGGTGCACTTCCGGGTGACAAAATCGATTACGCAGAAATCAGCGCACGATTCCTGGTGGATGAGAACATGGCGAATTATCTGGAAATCTTCAACTGGATGCATAGCAATATCACGAGTGCTACGATCGCACAAGAGGACATGATTCTTTCCGTTCTTGATTCGCATAATCAAGTTTCGCAGCAGTTCAGATTTCTCAATGCGTTCCCCATATCCTTGGCCGCCTTGGATTTCAATGCTCAGAATCAGGAGGTGGAATATATGCAATCAGACATCAGCTTCAAATACGACCGCTTCGAATTAGTTTCATAATGACCCTTGATCAAGTTCTCGCAATGTGGGCAGAAGATTCGGTGATAGATGAAAACAATCTTGACCTGACCACGATAAAACTCGCAACGCTCCACTCAAAATATCTCGAGCTCCTGAGTGTTTCAAAATTGACGTTGCGGCGGCGTGTAACTGAGTTGGCTGAGCTCAAGAAAACGAAATGGCTTTACTTCGAAGGGCGTATGAGCAAAGAAGAAATGGATGAAAAGGGGTGGGACTATGACCCATTTAATGGTAGCACAAAACCACTAAAGGGTAACATGGAGCTTTATTACAAAGCAGATCCCGATCTCGTGGCAATGGAATCCCGCCTTGAATATCAAGAGGCCATCACCAACGCGCTGATCGACATCATGGAAGCGATCAAGTGGCGGCACCAATCGATTCGTAATATCATCGATTGGAAAAAGTTTACCTCGGGCGCCTGATGAATAATCCCGACATCCTCCTGCAGAAAGTGAATGAGTGTTTCGTCAGAGTCATCACAGAGGACAGTGGGATCATCATGGAGCTTGGCGAATACTACACTTTCTTCGTGGACGGATACAAATTCATGCCCGCCTTTCGCAATCGAATGTGGGATGGCAAAATTCGTCTCTTCAATAATCGCAATGGCTGTCTTCCCCATGGTCTGGTGGACAACCTCTTTGCTTTCGCGAAAGCCCGTGGATACACGATCGACACAGAATTTTCTCGTGAAAGCACCTTCACAAGTACTGATTTTGATGAATTCATCGGGGCGATAAACCTGCCGATAGAACCCAGGGATTATCAGTTGGCTGCATTCCATTCATCGATCGCGAAGGAAAGACGCCTTGTGGTTTCCCCTACTGGCTCAGGAAAAAGTCTTATCATCTATCTGTTGGCTGTCTACTATTTTAGTAACTACGAAGGCAAAATTCTGCTCGTTGTCCCCACGACTTCTTTGGTCGAGCAGATGTACAAGGATTTCACAGATTACTCTTCAGAGAATGGGTTTGATGTTGCCGGGAATACGCACCGAATCTATGCGGGTAAAGAAAAGATCAATTTCAATGAGCGGATTGTTATCACCACATGGCAGAGTGCAATTCGCTGCCCACGGGATTGGGGCAAACAATTCGGTATGGTCATCGGTGATGAAGCCCACCTCTTCAAAGCAAAGAGTCTTAATACGATTATGGAACGTCTAATCCATGCCAATTTTCGCATTGGAACCACGGGCACATTGGATGACGTTCAGGTGAATGAGCTTGTTCTGACGGGTCACTTTGGCGAGCCGATGAAAGTTGTCACAACAAAGGCACTCATGGATTCGAATACTCTTGCGCAATTGGAGATCAAATGCCTTGTTCTTAAATATCCCGATGCTGTCAGAAAGGCTTTCGGGAAGAAGACATATCATGAGGAGATTGATTTCATTATCGCCGATGATAAGAGAAACCGTCTGATTGAAAATCTGGCGCTCGATCAAAAGAAGAATACATTGATTCTCTACAATCGTGTTGAGAAGCATGGCGAGCCTCTGTTCAGATCCATTCAGGCCAAAGCCGATCCGAAGCGAAAAATCTTCTTTGTTTCTGGATCCGTCGGCGCCGATGAAAGAGAAAGCATTCGTGAGATCACAGAGAAAGAAGACAACGCGATTATCGTTGCGAGCCTGGGGACTTTTTCCGTTGGCATCAATATCAAAAGACTCAGTTGCCTGATCTTCGCGGCACCCACAAAAAGCCAAGTGAGGACATTGCAATCTATCGGGCGCGGTTTACGAAAGACCGCTGATAACGAAACCACCGTGGTATATGATATCTCTGACAATCTTAGCTGGGGCAAACGCCAGAATTACACACTAAAACATGCGATCGCTCGAGTGAAAATCTATCAGAAAGAGGAATTGAATCATCATGCAATTGAGATAAACATATAAATAAACATGTATGGCAATACCAAATGACGAAGAGTATGGGAAGATAGTAAAAGCCCTCAACATTCAGTTGTTAGTTCTCGCTGACGGAAGAAACGTGATCGGCGAGTACATTTCCATGAGTGAGATCGGGGGTGTTGAGCTTTTCTGTGTATTAACGATCGCCGACATGGAAGATGAAGATGGTGAATTGGGCGGATACGCAACAATGCAACCCTTTGCTCCTCTTTCCATGGATACCGTTTTCCAATTCTCACCCGAGCATATCGTGGCAAGTGCTGCTGCTACAGAAAAACTGAAGGTCGTGTATTTCAATGCGATGTTGGCCTTTACTATCCGAGAACAAGACGACGAAGCTTTCTTTGAGGAAACAGAATCACCTAGTGGCTTTTTCGCTGCAGGTGAGACTCAATGGGGTCTTGGTGATTCTGGCAATCTGTCCAGAAACTAATATTAAGAAAACACTTTTGATCTGGACCAGATCTAGACCTTAACCTTCCTTGGAAGACCTTAACGAAACCAAATTTGAAAGAGTTGTTATGCCGTATTCCTTAGTGGCTATTATACACTAATCTCCAGAATTGTACACCTTTATTTTTATTTGTTTTACCCCTGTACATTTCGCTTCATATGTGGTATAATAAGCCATGAACAAAAACAGTAATGAAAAAGATTCCTAAAGAAGAACGCGTCCACTACGTTAACAACAGTGATTTCCGTGATGCCGTCGTGGCATATACCGCGTCCTGCAAGGATGCAGAGGCTTCTGATGATGAATTGCCCATTGTTACGAACTACATTGGCGAGTGCTTCATCAAGATCGCCGAAGGATTATCGCACAAATCCAATTTTGCCTACTACAGCTATCGCGAAGAGATGGTTTTGAATGCCATTGAGAATTGTCTTAAGGCGATCAGGAACTACGATCCCACCAAGGCGACACGCTCTGGGAAACCCAATGCCTTCGGTTACTTCACGCAAATTTGCTTTTTCGCATTCCTTCGCACTATCGCAAAGGAGAAAAAGCAGCAGGCGATCAAAGTGAATCTGATGGAGAGCGGCAATCTTGGTGACTTCGCGGATTTCGGCAATAACAGCCCAAATGGCGAAGGCATCGTGGATCGCATCCGATCAAAGTCAGAGACATTGAAACAGCGCAAGGACGACATCTTTGAGTCGAAGACGAAGGTGAAGCGAAAAAGCAATCGCTCATCCATTGAATCTTTTTTATCATAGATGAGCAAAGTAGCAATCATCTGCGACACTCACGCGGGTATCAAGAACGGCTCCGATGTGTTCCTTGATTACACAGAGAGATTCTACAAGAATGTCTTCTTTCCTAAATGCGAAGAGTTGGGCATCAAGCGAGTTCTTCATTTGGGCGATTACTTCGACCACCGGAAGTTCGTAAATCTCAAGGTCGTCAAGAGGAACCGCCAAATGTTCATTGAGGAAGTTGCCAAGCGTGGTATGGAGATGGATATCATCCCAGGCAATCACGACGTCTATTGGAAAAACACTAATGACCTTTGCACCTTAACTGAGCAATTGAGTCACTACCCATTCATCAATATTCACATGGATCCTACGATTCTTGATATTGATGGCCTGAAAATCGCCATGCTTCCTTGGCTTACCGCCGACAATCGCGATCGCTCGATGGACTTCATTCAGACTGCCAATGCGCCAATTCTCATGGGGCACCTCGAACTTGCGGGATTCAAATACATTGCGGGTACATCTATTCTGAGTCACGGCATGGACGCAGCCCCGCTGAAACGTTTTGAGATGGTCCTGAGTGGTCATTATCACAGCACCAGCAACTCGGATAACATCCGATATTTGGGCGCGCCATTTGAATTGACTTGGAGTGATGCTGATGACCCTAAGTATTTCCACATCCTCGACACCGACACCCGTGCACTTTCTCGTGTGAGGAATCCTCACCGCCTCTTCCGCAAGCTTTACTATGACGATAGTCAGGGGAAGGTTTCACTGCCCAAGCAACTGAAGACCGATAGCGATGTATTCGTAAAGGTCATCGTCAAAGGCAAGAAGGATCCTTTCCTATTCGACAAATACATGGAGGCTATTCAATCGGTGAATCCTCTTGAGGTTAAAATCGTCGAAGTCTTTGATGGCGGAGATTCTGACATAGACAGTGACGAGACAGCATCTGCTCTCGATACCACCGAGCTGCTTAGTTCATACGTCGACACCTTCGAAATTGACTTGGACAAAAACCGTTTAAAGAAACAGCTCCTTGATCTATTCATTGAAGCACAGTCCGTGGATACAATTTAATCATGTTAGTCTTCAATCGAATCACTTGGCGCAACTTTCTTAGCACGGGCAACGCACCCGTAACTATTCAACTCGATGATGTTGCATCGACACTGATCGTAGGCACCAACGGAACCGGCAAATCCACACTCCTCGACGCATTGAGTTTCTCGGCTTTTGGCAAACCGCATAGGAACATCAACAAGCCTCAGCTTATCAATTCGATCAATAACAAGGATTGCTGGACGAAGCTCGAGTTTCAAGTTGGTGGATCTGATTATGTCGTGATCCGTGGCATGAAGCCCAACATCTTTGAGATTTGGCAGGACGGTGTTTTGCTTAATCAGGAATCCCATTCTCGTGATTATCAAAAGGTCCTTGAGCAGAACATATTGAAGCTCAATTACCGGGTGTTCCATCAGGTCGTTGTCCTTGGTTCTGGCAACTTTGTTCCGTTCATGCAGTTGCCCTCTCATGCCCGGCGTGCTGTGATTGAAGATCTCCTTGACATCGGTGTCTTCACACAGATGAATCAGATTTTGAAGAATGAGAATTTGGTTCTGAAGGAACGCCTGCAGAGGGCGGAGTTTCAGGTTGAATCCACTGACAATCAAATCGCGCTTCAGACAAAGCACATCATTGAATTGCAGGGGATAAGCGATCAACAAAAGGACGAGACCCGCGCGGATATCAAACAGCTATTGGAGAATGTCTCTGATTTGGAACACGACAACGATGATCTCTGGCGAAACCTAGACGATGCCGGTGCTGATGTTAGAGCCCAGGCTGATTCTCTGACCTGGCATGACGAAGAGAATAAGAAGCACATCACCACAAACAGTCACAAAATCGAGCGCATCATTTCCGATGCCAAATTCTATGATGATAACGACACATGCCCAAAGTGTGAACAGGACATCGACAAGAAGCTGAAAGAAAAAAAGCTCACGGAAGCGAAAGCCACGGCACGTCAATTGGCGATCGAGAAAGCTGAATTGGCGAAGGTAGCAGAAAAATATGCCAGCCAGCTCAAAGAAAATAACGAACGCTTCTTCGAGTTGGATCGAAGAGGCACGGCCATTCGCCTGAACGATCAGCACATCAAAGCATACAACCTGCAGATCAGTCAGCTAAAAGATAAACTTGAAGTCAGCAAGGACACCACAGCGGGCGCCGAGGCGACAAGATTAGAGCTGACTGAAAAGAAAGCCGAGCTCGAAACAAAACGCGCCGACCTGCTTGAGGAAAGAATCTACAATGATACGATTCTCGACATGCTCAAAGATGGCGGAATTAAGACGAAAGTGATACGTCAATATTTGCCGATCATGAATCGCCTGATCAACAACTATCTTCAGGTTCTGGATTTCTTCGTCTCATTTCATCTTGATGACAGTTTCAATGAGACGATCCGCTCAAGGCACCGAGACAATTTCGTTTATGGTTCATTCTCCGAGGGTGAAAAGAGCCGAATCGACTTGGCTCTCCTCTTCGCCTGGAAGCAGGTCGCCAAGCTCAAAAACTCGGTCGACACAAATCTCCTCATTTTGGATGAAACGTTTGATTCGTCTCTGGATGCAGAAGGCGTGGACAATCTCAAGCGAATTCTTAATACCCTCCCACCCGAGTCCAACGTGGTTGTGATAAGCCACAAATCTGATGTCCTTGAGGGCAAATTTGACCGGAAATTGGAGTTCGCGAAGGACAAAAACTTCTCAAAAGTCATGGATAAGTCCTTTTCTTGAAATAACGGTGTACATTCGCTCCGCTTTGTGGTATAATAAAGCCTGTGATACGTGAGCGAAAAAATCTTCTAGCGAAGCTCCTGGCAAAGGAGAACATCGAGGTCCGTCATGGGAAATACCCAACGGCAATGTTTGACCCCAAAGCCCGAGTGCTTTGCCTTCCTGAGTGGGATTTCACCTGCGAAGCTTTCTTGGACATGCTAATTGCCCATGAGGTTTCCCATGCCCATCACAGCACGAAAGAGGACATTGATCTTTTCGTGGAAGAGTTTGGGCGAGCTAAGTTTCCGGTTTGGAATATCATCGAGGACATCCGCATTGAGCGCCTTATTCAGGCGATGTATCCGGGTCTCATTGCTATTTTCCGCACAGCCTACGAGCATGCTGCTAAAATTGATTTGATGCAGTTGGCCAGCAAACCCATGGACAAGCGCCTCTTTATTGACCGCATAAACATCCATGCCAAAATCGGTCGTTTCGTTTCAGTTCCATTGAGCGCCAAGGAAAGAGATTTCTATGACCGTTGCATGTTGGCTGAAACCCCATCCGATGTCCTTGAACTTTGCCGGGAAGCGATTCCCATAATCGAAGAGGAGCAGCGCGAGAATCAAGATGAAGAAGAGGGCGACGGCGAGGGCGAAGAGTCCTCCTCAGATGACGAATCCCAGGAGGATGAAACCTCAAGTTCATCAGGTGGTGAAGGCGAGGACGACGACTCCACGGAATCCGAATCCGAGGACAACGACCCCACGGAAGCCCCGGGCGACTCTAAAAAGGGATCGGCCGACGAGGAGGACGAAAACGCCTCGACGTCCGCCCAAGGCGACCCCGGTGAACCCACTGATGGGGCACCCGATGATCCCACCGACTATTCAGCCACCTCGGACGAGGCGATGAGCAAGCAGCTTGAGGATAGCGTGGACATGAGCTCCGGTTACGTTTTTCATACGCCTTCGGATAAGACGCTTTTGCAATATGTTGTGCCTTATGAAAAGGTGAAGGAGAGCCGAGATATCAACCACGGCCCGCGGTTGCCTGAAGACATTGTCTTCGAAGACAAGGCAGGGTTTAAGGCGTTCAAACGCGAGCAAACGGCCCATATTGCCTACCTCGTCAGTGAATTCGAACGCAAGAAGGCGGCATACCAATACAGCCACGGGACAATCGCCCGCTCAGGTAAACTGGACGTGAATGCGCTCCACCGCTACAAATTGGATGATGATATCTTTCTGAGCCTCAACACCATGGCTGATGCTAAATCTCATGGGATGCTAATGTTCATCGATTATTCCGGCTCCATGTCATACATCCTGGAGGATACGATCAAACAAACTTTGATCATGTCGATGTTCTGCCAAAAGGTGGGAATTCCATTTGAGGTGTATGGTTTCACGTCGGAATGCCGCCGCCGCCCATCGACCTGCACGCGTGTCTTGCCGCACGTTGGTCCAGATGAGATGGATTTTGGATTCGGCGAGGATAGCTGGGGTGGCACCAACGTGTTTGAACTCCTAAGTTCACGGCTAAAGAAGAACGACCTTGCCGACGCAATGTCCGATTTGTACCTCTCTCGCTGCGGCGGAGGGAATCGCGATCGCAGTGACTACGAAGAATTGGGCGGAACCCCGCTGCAATACAGCATCATCATTTCGCAGGCGATCATCCGCCGCTTCAAAGAAGCCAATCGTGTTCAGAAGATCTCGGTGATCTTCCTAACCGATGGTGACGCATCGGACAGGATCTCAAGCGCTGAATCCCAAAGGCTGCCGGTCAGAGATGCTAAGAAGTTTCTCTTTAATGGCAAAAAGTTCCAGGCAAAGGTGGCATTCAGTTACCACGACGATTGGCGAGTCAGAAACGACCTCACTCATCAGCTGTTTGACTCTCTGAGAGAGAACAATGATATCACTTTGATCGGATATCATCTGGTTCATAATTTCAAGAAATACAAAAACCAGATGACCGCCAAGCAGGTCAGCGAATCCCGCGCCAACAAATTGGCTCACCTTGAGGCCGTATTTGGTTATGACCACTTCTTCATCATCAAGATTGACGCCCTGACCGTCATGAATGACATCTTCAGCGATCACGACGCCGACGACCACGTGATCAACGTAAATGATAAAAAGGAAGTGGGCAACCTGCGGAAGACCTTCAAGACCGGGTGCTCGAATCGCAAACGCTCCAGGGTCTTCCTGAGCAAATTCAGCGATGTGATTGCGTAAAGGGGCTGAAATTAACCGCATTTAATGGTGTACATTTGTGCCCATTTGTGGTAAAATTATCTTACGAATATGAACGACGAAACGAAAGACAAAATCAGCGGCCTTTACGACGAGATCACCGTGAGGGAGTGCCAAATCGAGGAACTTAACCACGAAATCGCCGAGCTCGAGGAGACAATCGAGGTCCAGCTCCAGATCCAACAGCGGCGCAATCGACTCGAGGCGAATGCGAGTTCGCGGTAATTTCCGAAATTAACCACTTTTAGTGGTGTACTTTTGTGCCCATCTGTGGTACAATTATCCAGTAGAAAAACTATATTATGAAGAACTTTGAATCCCACCTTCTGGAGCAATTTCCAGGAAACGACACCCTTACGCGCCAACAAATCATGGGGATGGCAGCATCCCTTGGTGTTGACGATAAAGTCGCATACAAATATCTCAACTCGCGAATCCGCGTTG